GTATGACATTATTTATTCATCTCCTTAGCGATTGTATCGGACTTACGCAAAGCCTCTAGGGCTATTGCTAGGGAGGCGAGGCGTTGAGCCTCTACCATTTGCTTGTATTCATCTAGTGTCATTATTTAGTTTCTACCTTTCGCATGTGTGCTACTACATTTTTAGAAATCTTTTGTAAATCCTTGACTGTCTTAGTCATCTCATCTACGCTATTAGCGGTTTGGTATCCGAGGAATTGTGAGCCGTCCCAGATTGTGTATGTGATTGTCATTTACTGTTCTTCTTTCGTTAGTTGGTTATAATGGAATTGTAGCCTATTGGGCTGACATTATCAAGCCGACACGCACCCTATTGGGTGTGAGGTGTGTCACACTACTTGATTTGTCCTCGCTTGCGGAGGATAGCCTCTACCTGTGCTAATTGCTCAGGCGTAGCGTTTCGGTAAGCCTGTACGCTCTCTTTAATCCAAGGGTACTTGGCTAGATTAGCCTCATGCTCTTTAGCATAGCGAGCCTGTTGGGCTAGTCGGTATTCCTCTAGTCGAGGTGATAAGTTTGAAGTCATTATTTAACTTCCTTTCTTTTTGTTATACCTTAAGCATAGCATGGGGGACTGACAAATTGAGTCACATCTCGGGCGTGTCGGAAATAAATTTTTGTGAGATAGAACACACTCACGCTCAAGGCTCAAAGAATTATGGGCGCACTATCCAAAATGTCCGTTTTGTCCATGGTGTGTATCATACATGTAAAAAATATATTAACATTTTCTTAAATCTGAAAAAGCAGTCAACTAGAATATATGGCGGGGTATAATAGAGCTATGACATGTTCATTTTGCGAGAAGTACGCATACACAAGTATGATCAACAACAAGGGTATCAAATATAACCTTTGCGTAGATCACGTAAAAAAAATTAGAACAACAGATTAACAGTCTCTTTTATTTGCTGAGACAAATTCTCGTAAACTTTTTTATTATATTCTGGAAGAAGACCATCCACTAAAGTATTTTGCTGTTTTTCTCCACCAGAACGAGCATGTTTTGAAAGTAAGAACTCTTCTCCTATGGCATCATAGACTATTTCTTGAGTAACTGGTGGAAGCAACCCGTATTCTTCAGAAACTTGTCTTAAAAAGGCTATGAAAGACTTTTCAGCTGCATGTCTGTCTACATAGTCCAACATCGGATAAGCATATGTCTCAACATGTTTAAATTGTGGAAATGGCTCAATAAATCTTAATTTTTTGGACGGGAATTCAGTAATAAAAGCATGGACGTAATCTCTCACTATTTGCTCAGCATTATCATACTTGGGAATCCAATTACGACAATCTACATATCCAATAAATGGCATAATAAGGTCTGCATCTTTAACATCTGATAGATTAAAGAATAGCTCAATACCATCAGTTGCACCAGGTAAACCTGGATATTCAGGATGAAGTAGAGCTAGTTCATACGCATCAATCATATCTTCTGCATTAGATGATTTTAGATCTTGATTTATATCTTCACCTAAATCTAAGCCAAAGCATTTATATCCAGCACGTCCCCAGAAGTTAACTTCAATATTTGAGTCGACTAAGAATTTAGAGTTTTTAGATTCAAAATCTGGATTAGATCTAGTTAGATTTTCAATTGGACCTAGATGTGCATTTATATGTTGTCCTTGAATTCTAGCTGTTTGGCAATCTCCAATAACTTGAACTTTTATTTTTTTATCCATAGCAACATTATACTCCGAAAGTATTGACATGACAATTTTTGTTATGTTACACTTAGTTTGCTTTGTGGGGGGCTTACCCTGAAACTCAATATGTACCAGATAACATCTGTGGATATCGTTTTAGGAACTGCTTTCTCTATCTTTCCAAAAAGAAAAAATTTGGGGGGTAGGGGGGCTTTCCTAAAATCTAATATCCCCAGATAAACAATTACAAAGCATAAAGAAAATACATAAGAAAAAGCGGGAAAGCTAAAAAATGAAAACCTTATATGCCATAATGATAGTCATAGTAATGACATCTATCCTTGGCATACTATATCAGATATGGTCCTAATACAAGGGCCTATAGCTTAATCTGGTTAAAGCATTTGTCTTATATACAAACGACTTTGGGTTCAAATCCCAATAGGCCTACTTGGTTTCACGTGAAACATATTTAATAAACATATTGAACGTAATTGGAGTATAATAATTACATGCTAGCTTATGATGTTCCTCTTTCCGCCCTCCTTTATATTGTATACGCTGGAGTTCCAGTAGAGCATAAAATGGGCTCTGAGGAACAACGTATAGCACATATGGAGTATTTGAGAAGTTTATACGAAGATGGAAATGATGGTCTCTAATTTTCGGCTCACTTTTCGCCGCACTTTTCACTCAACTAGGAGTATATAATGCAATATGATTCCTTTTATTTTTTACATATTCCTAAAAGCGATGGTAGAAGATTTACCGACAGCATTATCATTCCTTTAAAAAATAGTAACCCAGAATTCACCGTTTATAACCAGGAAGAGTATATTCCTAAAGATAAAAACGATCAGTCACCATTTCATCACCAAGGCTGGGACTCAAGAGTGTCTGAAAAGACATACGTAGTCATGATAATGAGAGATCCTATAGAAAGAGCAGTAAGCTGGTATATAGATAGGATTAAGGCCGATGTTGAAAATACTCCAGGATATAGTAAAGGTACAAAAATACATCTGCTAAAAGATAAATTTATTGATTATGTAAATAACGATTCAAGGTTTTATAATCCAGTAAGCAAATACCTGCTAAACGACTTTGGAAAGGATAGATCTTTTCTTTCCAATAATGAAGCAATAAATAATATAGATATGGTGTTAAAAAAAGCACTTAGAATTAATATGATTATTAAAATGGATACCTTTATAGAATGCGACAAAACTCTTATATCTAAAAAGATAACAAGTGATTTAAATGTTAATCCAATATCACCAGATCTAGATGTTTTTAAAGGAACAGATTTCTATACTAATTCTGAATCAAAAAAATTATATTTGTCGTTGACAGATTTGGACAAAGATAATATAAAGAAAAATTTAATGCTAGATTATGAAATATATAACAATGAGGACCTATTTTGGAAACCATAAAGTACGACTCTTTTTATTTTTTGCATATGGCTAAGTGTGATGGCAGAAGGTTTATTGATACCTTTGTTAGCCCCCTTATTAAATCAAATCCTGATTTAAAGTGCTATACTGAATATTATACTAAGAATCAAGAATGGGTTTCCCCAGAGAACCTTGCTATAAAAGAAGAAGAAATGGCTCATCAGGGATGGGACTCAAGAATATCTGATAGCACTTATATTATTTCAATACTTAGAGATCCAATAGAGAGAGCCGCAAGCTGGTACGCTATGGTCGTAGACAATAAGGTTAAAGTAAAAATTGGCTCTAGAAAAGAAACAAATCTACAGTTAGATAAAAATAAATTTATTGATTTTGTAGAAAAAAATACTAGGTTTCACAACTATTATAGTAAAATGATTCTAAACGATTTTACAAATAACGGTTCTATTATATTTGACAACTCTCCACTTGAAGACAAAGAAAATATTAAATTAATATCATCTAGGCTTAAAAAAATTAATCTTATTTTTAGGATGAAAGACCTTGCTTATATTAATGACGCAGATATATCTAAAAAGATTATAAGTGAATTAGAGTGTAACAATTTTCATGCAGACTTAGAAAAAAATAAAAACTCAAGCCCGTACACTCTTCCTGCTTCTAAACTACTTTATAACTCTTTAACGCAAGAGGATAAAGAGAAGTTGTCAGAGTACCTCAAGCTAGACTACGCTATATATAACGACGACTCCCTCTTTTGGAAACCATAAGGGCTATGGTATAATTAATTATGGAATTTATAGAGCTTACAAAAGACGTACTGCTTATTAAGAATGCAGTAAAAGACCCACAAAAATTATACGATATTTTAAAAAAATCAAAATCAGAAGATATAAACTTTTTTGGCCCATGGACAGATTGGAAACCGTGGGGTGAATACTCTAAAGCCTATCCAAGACAAGATGCTGGATGGCAAGACTGTCCAACAGAGGGAGGACAGTTTGTAACGGAAGTAATGAACTCATTTTTTGCAGCTTTAAAGTACTACAAAGAAAATTGTTTAAACGAAGAATACTTTAAGCTTTGGGGAGAAGATCCTAATATACCAACTTCGTGGTTAGAGCTAGTTGACCAACCAGGATATTCAAGAGAAGATACTCACATGTTTAAAAATCCTGCAAGGTGGGAGTATGGAGATTTATTAATTGCTGAAACTATAAATACAAATCCAAAAAATACTTACGCTATGGAATTTCATAAAGATAGAAGAATGTGGTTAACTGGTGCACCTGCATTTTTTAATTACAATGTTTACATAAACGATGATTATGAAGGCGGCGAGATTCAGTTTATAGATGAAGAGTCAGCTGAAAAATCTTTTTATATTGATCAAAATGGTGAAGAAAAAGAGTGTTGGATGGTTGATGATCCTATAATATATAAGATGGAAGCTGGAGATGGAATGCTATTTAGAACAGACCACCCACATTCAGTTTTTCCAATAAAAGGACATAAGTTTTATGTTAGACACTTTTTGATGGCCAAGCAGCCACAAGAATTTAGAAATTTAAGACAATCTTTATCTGATGAAGACTTTACTAAAAAAATGGCCGAAATTGAAAAAGATGGCTTTGATAATAATCAGTGGCACGGTAGATTGTTTGCTACAAAAGAAGATATTGATGAAGCTGGTCATCCAAGAACAAAGAAATTTGTTTTAAAGTCTGGAAATTCAGATTTAGTTTCTAAGCCAGGAAGATATTCTTACGAAGAAAATGAATCTGCTATGCCAATATATGCAACAGACCATCTTTATGATCTTAATAGTAGAAAAGACGCTATTAAACTAGAAGATTAAGTTATAGTACACTAGCTTTGCCACTTGTAACTCCAGAGGCATGTTGTTCGCTAAATACTTCGCCTTCCCAGTCTTCAGTTACATCTTTAGGAGATATTCCATTTTGCCATTTTTGAACGGAAAAAAATACTCCGCCTTCTGGCCCAAAATTACCATGGTGCATATCTGTTGGTAGAATTCTTAAGAAGTCTCCTCTATTTTTAGATTGATAAATTTTTGTTGTATCAACTAAATTAAAATCTTCTGTTTCTAGCTTACCATTTTTAAAGAAATTTATTTGGCCACCAGCATAAACTTCAAAGCTATCCATATTAGGATGTTTGTGTTCTGGAATAATTGAACCTGGATCCATTATTATTAATTGAACTTGAAAAGGACCTTTGGTATACCAGTTTAAAGTATAAGCTCTTTTTTCTTCATTAAAGTATGTAACTTTAAAAGGTTTAAGAAAAGGCATCAATCCAATATGTGGTCCAGCATTTAAAAACCAGTTTAAGAAATCTTCAAGTGAGTGAGACTCATTCCAATCTTGATCTTTAAATATTGACATAATTTATCTCCACTGCTTATTTTTAATGAAAAAAATAAAAACTGATTTTATCTTTTTTTTAATTTTTTTTAAAAAATCTTCAATTTGTTTTTCAGTCTTTGCTTCACGAGATTCTTGATATGCATCTGTCCTAAACCTAGGACTACGCATTGCTTGTGAAAAATGATCTCTAGCCATAATAATATTATTATAGCACAAACCCCAACTGGAGGCGGATCCAATTGGGGTTGTTAGCATTTGCATGCTAGATGTAGGGACTTAAATCAACCTACACTACTTTATAAAAATAGGAAAATTTTCTAGAAGGTCTTCAAGAACCTTTTCCATACATTTTTTTATTACTTCATCCATAAGCTCAACTTGTGATTCAGCAGTTACTTTTTCAACACCGCTTTCAACAGCCAAGTCCACGTTTGCCTTTTTAAAAGAATGTACCATAACGCTTAAAATTAAATCTTTATTCATTTTCTTCCTCTGATCTAAATGCTGGGGTTGGCCCTAGTAGAAACCCGTCTTTGTGATAGTCTACCATTTTTTTTATTTTAATGTCATCTTCTTCGCCTTTAGAATGTATGTTTGCAATAAGGGTAAGCATGTCATAAATCCTATGCAGCATTATATAGTTAACCATAGGAAGGTTGTCTTCCAGGCTATCTTTATTCTCATTCATCTTTTATTTTTAAATTTTCAATAGCATCGTCAATAGTCGAATAACCACTAGATTTTAAAACTTCTAGATAAGATACAAATGTGTTTAAAACTCTTTCGCTTATCAATATTGTATTCATGTGTACACAAGGTATGCTGCCAGCTATTTTTTTTCTTATTTCTAAATTATAATTACTTTCCTGCATTTTTTATTCCTTCTTCCATTTTCCTGTAAATAGAGATACCAGGGTAACTCTTATAATTGCAACTAGTACAATAAATAAATATTTTTTCTTCTTTATCCATGTTAGAAAAGAGAAGACCTTGGCATAATGGGCAATCCATTGGCGCAACAAGGCCTTCTCTTGATAGAGTTAAATATTTTGATACAGTTTGTATCTTAATATCTATATCCCTTCTAACTCTTTGATGGAAATTTACTTAGCCACTCTTTTGTCTTAGCGGTTAAGCCTTTCCATGACGACCAATCTTGACCGCCATTGGTCATGTGATACGTTATCTCTGCGTTGATTGCTGGATCAAATAACGAGTAGTTACTATCCAGTTTGAATTTTTCTTTACGATCATCACCTAGGTTTCCCAACATGTTGATTTGAAAAATTCCGTAAGAGCTGTCTCCAGTCTTACTGTTACCGTTATAAGCCATTGGGCGTCCATTAGATTCCTTTTTAGCTACGGCCCACGCCATTTTAAGGGCGCTACCCTCAAAGCCTACAGCTTCGAGAAGTTCAACCAATTCTTTGTCTGTTAAAGACTCGGATGGTTTCCACACAGTATTACTGAATTGCTTCAGTTTTTCCTTGTTAAGTTGTGCTTCGGTTTTTACATCTGGTTTTACAACCAGAGCAGATGCTGATTGAATCATTTCTGGTTGACCAGTAAATAAAAACAATACAGCTACTGATATTGCAACATAGTGATGTAAAACATCGCTAAGTTTTTCTTTTATATTCTCCATAGGCATTTCCTCCAATAGAGATAACGAACTATAAGAATACCATTAAAAAGTTTAATCTGTCAACCTGAGATTAATGTTATAATTGTTTTAGTTAACTAATAATATGATCACTTTTTATTAGTTTTCCCTATTGCTCTTCCTATGTTTAAAAAAGTTTGGTAGAATAGGACTCTACTTAAATTAAATTATACCGCTAGGCGGAGAAACAGGTACTATATATGTCAAATACTATTGCAAATCCCTATGAAAATTTTATTGCGTTATCGCGTTACGCTAGATGGATTCCAGAAGAGAACCGTCGTGAAACGTGGGGTGAAACAGTAGATAGATATTTTGATCATATGCTGAATCATCTAAAGCAAAATCACAATTACATTCCAACTGAGAAGCTTGTAGCGGAATTAAAAGACGGTGTATTTCAAAGAAATGTCATGCCCTCAATGCGCTCCGTGATGACTTCAGGAGCAGCATTAGATAGAGACAACGTAGCTGGATACAATTGTGCATTTCTTCCAGTTGATTCACCACGCTCATTTGATGAGACAATGTACATTCTTATGTGCGGTACAGGTGTAGGATTTTCTGTTGAGTATAAATATATTAATAAACTTCCTGCCGTCCCAGAAACATTAGAAAAATCAACTACAGTAATTACAGTAGAAGATTCAAAGCAGGGTTGGGCAAAGGCATACCGTGAATTGCTAGCGCTACTTTGGTCAGGACAGATTCCTGCAATAGATGTTTCTAAAGTTCGTCCCGCAGGCGCAAGACTTAAAACAATGGGTGGAAGATCATCTGGTCCACAGCCTCTGGTAAACCTTTTTGATTTTACAATTGCAAAATTTAAAAATGCAGCAGGAAGAAGTCTTAAGCCAATTGAATGCCATGACATAATGTGCAAGATTGGTGAAGTAGTTGTTGTAGGAGGAGTTCGTCGTTCGGCAATGATTTCTCTTTCAAATATTAACGACATAGAAATGGCTCAAGCTAAATCAGGAAACTGGTGGGAACAAAGTCCACAACGAGCATTGTCAAATAATTCTGTTGCGTATTCACGCAAACCAGACATGGAGCAGTTTATTGCAGAATGGAAATCTTTGTATGATTCAAAATCAGGAGAGCGAGGCATATACAATGTGGCCGCAGCTCAAGCCCAGGCAGCTAAATACGGAAGAAGAGATCCAGATATACACTATGGAACTAACCCGTGTTCAGAAATTATTTTACGTCCTTATCAGTTTTGTAATCTTTCAGAAGTCGTATTGCGTGAAAGTGACACAAAAAAAGATATTGAGCGTAAAGTTGAGCTTGCAACTATTCTTGGAACATGGCAATCAACGCTTACAGATTTTAAATACCTTCGTAAGATTTGGAAAGACAACACGGAAGAAGAACGCTTATTAGGTGTTTCTTTAACTGGGCAGTTTGGTCATAAATTTATGTCAGGGAAAGACGACTTGGTTTCCTTAGAAGCTTTCTTAATGACACTCAGAGATTCAGCAAGAGAAACAAACAAAGAAGAAGCAGATAAAATTGGTATTCCTGAGTCTGCCGCTATTACTTGTGTAAAGCCTTCAGGAACCGTATCTCAGCTAGTTGGAGTTTCTTCAGGAATGCATGCATGGCATTCTCCATATTACATTAGAACAGTCCGTGGTTCAAAGGGGGATCCAATTTCTGTATTTCTTAAAGAAGTTGGAATCCCAGTAGAAGACGATGTAATGAAGCCAAATGAAACATACGTTTTTTCTTTTCCAGTAAAAGCGCCAGAAGGTGCAATTGTAAGGAATGATTTAACAGCTATTGAGCATTTAAATATTTGGCTAGTTTATCAACGTGCTTGGTGTGAGCATAAGCCTTCAATTACAGTCTCTGTAAAAGAAGATGAATGGATGGAAGTAGGAGCTTGGGTTTACAAGCATTTTGATGAAGTTTCTGGAATTTCATTCCTACCGCATTCAGATCATTCATATAAGCAAGCCCCATACCAAGAAGTAGAAAAGGCAGAGTATGATGCATTAGTTGAAAAAATGCCTAAGTCTATTCGCTGGGAAGATTTATCATTTTATGAAACAGAAGATGGAACGTCTACAAACGCCACGCTTGCCTGTAGTTCTGATGGAAATTGCGAACTGGTAGATATTAGCGCATAGTGGTACAATTATAGAATTGAGCTAAGGCTCAAAATTCCTAGGCTTCCCGCCTAGAAATAAGGAGGATCAAAAATGGCAAAAGCTAAAGAAGATCTAAATGGAGATGGAAAGGTTACAATGCAAGAGAAAATTCTAGCAGCACTAGCAAGTTATGGACGTCATTTTCTAGGAGCAGCAATTGCTCTATATATGACTGGAAATACTAGCCCAAGAGACCTACTGCTCGGCGGATTTGCTGCCACAGCACCCGTAATTTTGAAGGCTCTTAATCCAAACGAAGCATCATTTGGATTTACCAAAAAGTAAAAAGTAGTCAATTAGAAATACTCCTGTGCTAAAATTAGTACAGGAGTATTCCTATTTAGGAGACTATGGCAAATGGCAGGACAAAAGAATTTCGAAGTAGATCAAAATGCAACATTCAGCTTTGTAGTAGAATATAAAGATGAAAATGAAAATGCGATTGATCTGACTGGCGCATCTGCAAAAATGCAGGTTCGTGATGTAAAAGGTGGAACAAAGTTAGCAGTAACTTTAACATCTCCAAGTGGCGGCATTGTAATAAATGGCTCCCTTGGTAAATTAACTGTAACCCTTACACCAACACAAACAAATAAACTCTTTTATCCAAAGTCAGTATATGACATTATGGTCGTAGATTCTAATGCGAATAAGATAAAGCTCCTTGAAGGGTTTATTACCCTAAATAGATCGGTAACTATATAATGGTTGAGTCCGTAGTTGTTAAAGAACAAATAAATAAAGTTATAGTATCTTCCCCAGGCCCGCAAGGAGTAAGAGGAAGAACAATCCTAAATGGTTCTGGAGACCCAGCAGCAAATTTAGGCCTTACTGGAGATTTTTATTTTGATACAACATCTGCAGCTTTTCACGGTCCAAAAATTTCTGACTCATCTTGGTCAGGATCAAATAAGATATTCTTAACAAATAACACTCTGGCCTATGCTTGGGAACTTACTCAAGTTACTGGACCAGCGTTAGGAGTATATTCTGTTGTCATTAGTCACGGTCTTGGATACCAACCAAACGTTACCGTCAAGTCTAGTGCAGGAGATATTTTGGAAACTGGAATAGACTACAATAGTACTAATCAATTAACACTGACTATGGCTCAACCATTTTCAGGGACAGCATACCTGTCATAAGGAGATAG